GTGGAAGTTGGCGTTGGATTTCACGAAAGACCACTGGGGGTGGTTTGCGGGGCAGACGGCCATTGACAAAAATTTCGATCCCGGATCATGTCGCCGTTGGCCGCGATCTCGGCCAGCATCTCGCCCAGGCCCCCGCCGAGCAGCGGGCCGATCAGCGCGACGAAGGCGAGGATCGCGGCGACGGTCGAGCGCGCGGCCAGCGGGTTCAAGGGCGGCAGGCTGCGGTTGGGGTTGGGCATGGGGCGGCTCCTATGCGAAGGGGTCGATCTCGAGGTGGCGCAGCGCGAAGGCTTCCTCCCGCGAGACGCCCTTCATGTCGGCGTAGCCCTCCACCGGCCACGCCTCGGCGGTCGCGGTGGCGGGCGTGGTGGCGTCGCGCAGCACGCGCTGGCAGCGCCGCCAGAGGCGCGGGTCCACCTCGGCCGGGCAGGGCAGCCCGAGAAGCTCGGCAAGGGGGGCGAGGTCGCGCGGGGTCATCGGTGCGGGTCCCTGAGCAGGATCTCGGCCCAGGTGGTATTGCCGACCTGGCCCATGTTCGGCCCCGTCAGCCCGGCGTCGCGCTGGAGCGCGATCACGGCCGCCTCGGTCACGCGGCCGAAGATGCCGTCGATGCGCCCGCCATAGTGGCCCAGACGTGCGAGGTGCTCCTGCAAGTGCCGCACCTCGGCCCCGCGCGCGCCGCGCCGCAGGTAACGGTGCGTCTGCGAGGGCACGACGGGGCGGGTGTTGGGCATGGGGCGCTTGGGCTCGCCCTGCACGCCCGCCCACCACGCGGCCACGTCATAGGCCGGGCATTGGGTGGCGGCGAGGTCGCGGTGGCCGATCACGCGCTTGATCGTCGGGTATCGGGCCAGCGCCTCCTGCGTCACCCTCTCCTGCGTGCGCTTCTGCGCCTCGTTGCGGGTGTCCACCCCCACCCCCTCGCCCAGCGCGCGCGTGAGGCCCCCGACCGTGACGTAGCCGAGCTTGCTGCGGTTCTGGCCGAGCACATGCGCCCCGGTCTGCGTCTCGGGGCGCCCCGGCTCGAACGTCCCGCCGAGCCGCACGAGGCCATGGTAGCCGATGTCCGCAAAGCCCCGCGCCAGATGCATCGCGCGCACCTCGCGCACGCCGACGTCCTGGTCGACGAATGTCGCGGTGTAATGCCAGACCAGCGTGTCGTAGGGCAAGGTTGCGTCTCCTAGCGGCCGCGCCTGCGCCAGAGGTCGCGCAGATGGGCGATGAGGGGGGCGAGGCTCACGCGCGCCGGGTAGAAGGGCGCCGTGAGAGGGCTGTAGTAAGGGCGGTCCTCCTCCGGCAGGAGCAGGTGCAGCAGCCGCAGGATGCCCCAGCCCGCGACGATCAGGACGCCGTTGAGGAGCCAGCGCACCGCGCCGAGGCCGGACCGGAACGCGCGCGCGTCGTCGATCCCCATGAGCATGTTGAGCCCGTCGAAATAGGCCGTCCGCACCGCGCCGTGGCCCAGAAGCAGCACCAGCGTCAGGGCGAGCCAGAAGGCCGCGCGCCGCTCGGGCCGCAGGATGTGCGGGATGAGCCCCACCGTCCCCCAGATGCACAGGACGGCGGCCAGGGGCCCCGTGATGTCAATCGCTCCCAGGGCCATGGTCGTGATCCTCGTCCCCGCGCTCGGCCTGCGTCGTCATCAGCTCCTCGATGGCCGCTTCGAGGGAGCGGCGCGTCCGCCTGAGTTCGGCCAGGGCGTTGGCGCTCTCCTGCCGCATCGCCCCGAGGGCCTCCTCGGCCTGCTCGCGGCGGCGGGCGCGTCCGGCCCAGGGCCAGAGCCAGTCAGCCACGCGGCCCTCCCCCGATGCCGACGATGGCGCGCTCCACCGATGCCAGAGCCGCAGCAGTCTCCCTGATGGTGGCGACATGAGCATCCGAGTGGGCGCGCTGGGCGGCCTCCAGACGGTCCTGCAGCGCGCGCCGCTCGCGCCGCTCGTCGCGGTAGAGCCACCCCATGCCCAGGACGACGATGCCGACCCAGCCCTGCTCGACGAGGAATGCGAGAACTGGTTCCACGTCACCGTCGCCCCCGGACGGGGCGGCACCCCGCGATGCCCGCCCATGTGCGCAGGAGGATCACGTCACGCCCTCCACCTCGAGCGTGTAGAGCCCCAGGGTCGGCCCGGCCGCGCCGATCATGGGGTCCCTGACGTAGCCGTAGACCATGGTCCCGAGCGTCTCGGGGGTCTGCGTCACGAACACCGCCGGCGTGCTGCGCACGGACCTCAACTGCCGCAGCAGCCGCTCGACCGACATGCTCACGGCCCGCACCACGTATTCGGCACGGTCGCCGGCCGGGCGCTTCACCTTCACCACGTCGCCGTAATAGTCGCGCTCCTTGGTCGAGTAGTCGATGAAGCCGGTCTTTGTGTCCATGAGCGCGTCGCCCAGCGGGATGGCGGGCCCGATGACGATCTCGCCCACCTCGTGCAGCGTGGAATCCGCGAAGTCGACACGCACCTCATCGTCGGCCTGGATGTTGAGGTCCATGAAGGCGAGCGAGTCGTAGAACTCGAAACCCGTGAACGCATTCGTCCATGTGGTATAGCCGTAGGGAAAGAAGCCCCCGGCGGTCTTCGTCGTGTCGCTCCGGAGCGCGCCCGCGCTGGTGTAGACCCGCACGCGCACGGTGCCGGTGATGATCCCGAAGACGGCCACGAAGTTGCACCGCACGGGCGCCTTGATGCGCCACCAGATCGCCGTGGCGGACGACGCGCGCAGGCTGATGCGCCCGTCGAAGGGCTTCCACTTGTCGGTCGCCTCCACCTCCAGCCACCAGGTCGGGGTGTTGTCCTCCGGGGTCTTGTTGAGGTTGCCGCCCTGCGCGCTCTCGTAGATGCGGTGCGTCGTGGTGCGCACCACCCGGGCTCCGAGCGCGTAAGTGGTGGCCGACGACCAGGCGGCATAGTCCGTTTCGTCGACATTGGTCGACACGAGGCGCGAGTCCGTCACCTCGATGGGCTTGATCATCAAGAGCATCAGGCGGCGACCTCCGGCGGCAGTCCGTTGTCGTCCCAGGCGCGAAGCTGATCGCGGGTCCCGCGGGTATTGGTGTCGATCGAAAGGCCGTAGCTCTCGGTCACGGTGCGCAGCGCCTGCACCTCGGCCCTGAGCGCGCGCAGCTCGGCCAGCTGCGCGTCGCCCTGCGCCTGGGTGGGAGGCGGGGGCGGCGGCGCGACCGGCGCGGGGAAGGGCACGACGCCGGGCGCGGACGGCAGGTTCGCCGCCGCGCGGGCCTGGGCCTGCTCATAGGCGAAGCGGGACACGAAGGCCTCGGGGTCGAGCGCCTCCATCGCGGCCTGGGCCTCGCTCAGCGCCGCCGCCGCGTCCTCGGCGGCCGTCACCATGTCGTAAAGCGCGAGGTTGAGGGGGTCGACCTCGGCGCGCTCCATCTCGCGCAGCGCGGCCGTGTCGCCGACGGCCTCGTAGTAGCGCCGCCAGAGGGCGTCGGCCTCGGCGGTGAGGGCGGCCTCGTCCTCAAGCGCATGGATGCGCTCCTGGAGCGCACGGTTGGCAGGGTCGAGCGCGGCGAGTTCCGCGGCGCGCAGCGAGGCCGTGTCGCCCTCCAACTCCCAGATGCGGGCTTGCAAGGCCTCCGCCTCGGCCGCGATGGCGGCGGCCTCGGCCGACGCCTGGGCCTCCAGCTCCTCCAGCGACTGCCAGAGCGGCGTGAGGCCCATCAGCGTGGCGGTCAGGGCGGCGTCCCCGGCGGTGATGGCGGCGTCCACCAGGGCGCGGAACGCCGCCTCGGTCTCGGGGATCGCGTCCACATTCGCCGCCGCGAGCCCTTCGAGAAGCTGGGCCTGGGTCGCGGCGATCTGCTCCTCGACCGAGTAGAAGGTGCGGAAGTAGAGGTCCATGCCGGCGGCCATGGCCTCCACCCCGCCGAAAATCTCGGCCATGATGTCGGCGGCGCTCTGGACCATATCCTCGGGGGTTGGCGCGCCGCCGAAGGCCTTCCAGAGGTCATCGCCGAGCTTCGCCGCCGCGGGCGCGGTGGTCGGGGCGGTGCCGAACAGTTCGAGGAAGTCGTATCCCATCGCCGTGAAGGCATCGCTCGCGACCGTCACCGCGGCGGCGATACGCTCAAGCGCCATGGTCGCCGTCTCGCCCGCGTCGATCAGATCCTCGCTGGCCAGCACCATCAGGGCCATTTCGTCGCTCACGCCCGCGAGCGCGTCGGCGACGGCCTGCGCGGCCTCCTCGTCGGTCATGCCCTCGGTGTTGACCGTGATCTGGGTCGAGAAGTCGTCGAAGGCCTCGGCGCCGATGCCCAGCGCCTCGGCCAGGCCGAGGATGTTGTCGGCGATGTCATCGAAGGCGTCCTGCACCGGATCGGCAATGTCGCTGGGCGCGGCGTCGTAGTCGGTGGAGGTGCTGCTGATGAGGCCGAAGAGCCGCGAGGTCCGCGTGGTCTCGAAGGTCTCGACCAGCGCCTCCATGTCGTCGATGGTGATGCGCAGCCCCGCGGCCAGCGTCTCGGTCGTGCCGCGGAAGGCCGCGAACAGCCCGATCGCCGCGGCCACCGGGACGGCGATGGCACCGATCGCGGTGGCCAGCCCCGCGAGGCCGCTGGTGGCCCCGGCGAGGGCCGTGCTGAACGCCGAGGCGGCGCCCTCGATCCCGCCCGTGAAGAGCCCGCTGACGACGCTGAAGCCGCCGCCGAGGAAGCTGCCGAAGGCGTCGCCGACGGAGCCCATGAGGCCCGGCGCGGTCGGGACGCCGCCGATCCCCATCTGGATCATGATCTGGTTGCGCGCGGCCAGCGCCACCATTTCGGCCAGCATCGACCGGAAGGAGCCGAGCACGGCGTCCGCGAAGCCCTCGAAGTCCCGAAAGCCGCTGGCCACGAAGTCGCCCCAAGCGCCGGAGATGCCCTCGATGCCGCCGATCAGGATGCCGGCCTTGGCGGTGCCCATCTCGGCGGCGGTCATGCCCGCCTGTTCCAGCGCGGCGTCGAAGGCGGCCACTTCCTCGGTGGCGGCGCGATAGGCCTCTCCCGCCTCGGCCAGTTGGGCGGTGGCCGTGGCCTGGTCGATATGGCCCGCCTCAAGCGCGGCGTTGATGACCTCCTGCGCCTGGGCGTATTCGCGGGCGGCCGCCGAGGCGGCGTCGCTCCCGCCGACATACTCTTCGTAGGCGTCGACGGCGGCTTGGGCGGCTTGAGCCTCTTGCTCGGCGGCGGCGGCGGCGGCGGCGGCGGCCGCTTCGCGCTCGGCGGCGGCCTCGGCGGCCGTGCGCTCGGCTTCCGCCTGAGCCGCCAGCGCGGCGGTGTTGCCGAACTCGCCCATGGTGGCGCTCTGGTAGAGCGCGGCCTCGTCGGCGCGGCGCGTCCCGCTGCCGGAAAGCGACCGGATCGCCGCCGCCACCTGATCGTCGGTCGCGCCTTCGCGGATCGCGGCGGCGATGCTGTCGGGCAGGCTGCCGAAGTTGTATTCGAGGCTGCTCAGGACCGCCTGCTGGGCGGGCAAGAGTTGCGCCCACTTGTCCGCCCCGATCTCGCCGATGATCTCGGCCTGGCCTTCGGCAATGCGCCGGGCGAGGTCACGGTTGGCGTCCTCCAAGCTGATGCGGACGCCCTCGGCGATACCGTGGATCACCTCGCCGCTGGCGAGCGTGATGGTGTCCGACGAATAGCCGATGCGAAGCTGGTCGGGCGTGCCGTCGGTGTTGTAATCCATGTGCGGCGTGAGCCACGGGCCGCGCGGGTTCTCCATCTGCCGGATCAGGCGATCGGCTGCCACGGCCCCATCGGTGAGCCCGGCGAGAGTCGTTGCCATGGCGCTGTCGGGGCCGAAGGACGCCATGAAGCCGCCGAAGGACGATGCCAGCCCGGCAAGCCAGCCCTGCGCCTGCTGGAGGGGCGACAGCGCGGCGGCGAGCTTGCTCCCGAGCGTGTCGATCGGGTTCATCAGGAGATCGATAGCCGCCCTGAACGCCCCGGCCTCCTGTGTGGCGGCGCGCCAATGCTGCTCGAACTCGAGCGCCCTCTTGGCCATCCACACGGCCGCCGCCTTTTCGTTCTCGGCCATCGCGGCCAGCACCGCGGACACCCTCCCGGCCTCCACGGCCCAAGTGCCGATGTTGCGCAGCCCGGCTTCGACGGCGGCGTTCTCGCTCGCCGCCGCGGCGAGTGCCTTGCCGAGGCCCGATGCCCCATCCTCGGCTGCCGCGAGGAGCGAGCGAAGCTGGTTGATCTGCGCGCTCAGCCGATCGATTTCCTGTCTGACTTCGGGCGGCGCCTCTTGGCCCGCATAGATCGCCGTCAGGAGGTCGCGCGTCGTCGTGAGGCGGTCGAGCAGCACGTCGAGCGACTGCCCCGCGGCGCCGCCCAACGCATCCAGCGAACCCCGCAAGGCCAGGAACTCAGTCCCAGTCATCCCCGCGGCCTGCGCGACCGCCTCGAACTGCCTTTCGATCTCGTCAACGGCCGCTTGCTGCATCGCGTTGGGGCCGAACACCGCCTCCTGCTGGGCCATACCGGCGGCGGCGTCGATGAAGTCCTGGTAAGCGTCCTCCACCTCCGCGAGTTGCTCACGGATGGGCGACGCGGCGGCGCCGGCCTGGAGCGCCACCTGCTCGGCGGTGAAGCGAACCAGCCGCTCGGCGTCGGCCAGCACTTCGTCGGCGTAGGTGCCGAACTCCTCGCGCAACTCGCCAATCGTCATTCTGGCCGTGGCGGCGTAGCCTTCGAGCGCGTCGAGCGAGGCCCCGAATGCCTCGGTGGCGTCCTGCGCCTCCTGACCGCCCTCGCCCACGTCGAACAGCATCGGCACAAGGGCCGCGCCCGCGGCGACGGCGGCGCCCGCGATGGCACCCCAGACGCCGAACCCCCCGAGAAGCTGGGGCAGCTGCATCGAGGCCGCCCGCATGGCGCTGGTCCCGGCCGCGACCTGCACGAAGAAGTCGCCGACCTGGTAGCTCGCGCTCTGGAGGGCGAAGCCGCTGCCCCGCACAGCCCCGCCCATCCGCGCGGTCGATGCCGTGAGCCCTGCCGCCCCACGCGTCGCCGCGTCATAGCGACCCTTCGCAAGGGCCAGGACCGCGCTCGCCTCGGTCTGGCTCGTCGCGCCGAGCTCCACCGCCCGGCGCACCATCTCCACCTGGGTTTCGTAGCGGTGCAGAGCCGCATAGGCGGGGTCGAGCGAGGCGCGAAGCCGCGTCACGGCGTCGCGGGCGTCCAAGGCTTCCGCGAAGGCATCGGCGCTCTCGGCCGCGCGCCTCGCCGCGCTGTCGACGCCCGCGAAGGCCGCCACGCTGGCCTGCATCGCCTGGCCGCTGGCGGACAGCGCCGCGCCGGAGCGGACGGCGCCGGCCATGGCCCGGTCATAGCCCCGTTCGATGCGCTCCAATTCCTGCGCGAGCACCGACGACGCGCGCTTGGCTTGGGCGACGCCGCGCTCGAAGCCGATGGCATCGAGGCCGAGGTCTACCCGGAGCGCGCCGACGACTGCGACCATTGGCGATACTCCAAGTAGAGAGAGCCCGCCGCAGCGAGCCCATATCAGTTTCAGTCGGGGGCTGACCTTCGCTCCTGACAGAACGAAGGCAATGTGCTTATGTGCCGGGCGCGAAACCTCGGGAGTGGCAGACGATGGACCGGCGCGTCAGCACGATCCTTCTTGGCGTCATCGCCGCGGTGGTGATCGTCTTCGCGGCCTACTGGGTCGTGATGGACCTGCGGGACCGAAGGGCCGCCGGGGCGGCGGCCGAGCAGGCGCTACGGGAGGAAGTCGACCGCAATAGCGCCCGCATGGCGGCCGAATGTCGCCAGCAGATCGCGGACTGGGATGCGGGGCGCCGCGCCCCCCTGCAAGAGGAGTTCGGCCGCTTCGCCGGGGATGTGGTCGATGACTGCCGGCGCTTGCTGCGCTTCTGGGAAGCGCAGATCGTATCTCCCTAGGCTGCCTGGGAAGCCGACTGGGACAAGCTCCAACCCGCGCTAGTCTCCGTCCTCCCCCGGCCACGCCGCGAGCGGCTGCTCGCCCGCGTGTCGCCCGGCCAGGTAGGCCCGGCTCATGGCGAGCAGCGCCTCCATTTCCCAGGGCTGCGAGACGCGCCCCGTGGCGGCGGCGAAGGCGGCCAGGTCGGGCCAGCCGAGCGGCTCCTCGCCCATGCCCCCATGCCGACTGATGCCGGCCGCGGCGAGGGCGTCGAGCATGTAGGCGACGGGGCCAAGCTCGGCGCGCTCATAGGGCTCCTGGATGCCCTCCCCGACGAAGCGAGCGTTGTTCTGGCCCCGCGTCTCGCGCTGCGCCTGCCCGGACTTGCGCCCGCCGGGCACTGCGTCGAGCCAGCCCATCTGGCGGGCGGCAAGGGTCAGGAGCCCGAGCCGCCCTTGAAGAAGTTTCCCCGGTGGCCCACGAAGGCGTCGACCTGCTCGCGCACCCAGGGGCGCTCCCGGTAGAGCATCTTGGCGTTATCGCTGCTGAAGGGCAGCGGCTCGCCCCCCCAGACGACGCCGGACCAGCCGCGGGTGACGCGGGCCAGAAGCTCGATCGTGCGCGTCTCGATGGCTCCGACGCTCAGCCGCTTGGTGTTGTTCTGCCGGTCGTGCATGTCGGCGACGGCCGCCCGCCATTCGCGGCTGTCGGAGCCGAGGAGGTGGATCGTGACGGGCTGGCCGTCGCTCAGGAGCGGGGCGCCGCTGACGGGATGCGTGAGGGTCATCTCGCTGCCCCTGTCGGCTGCGGCGGCGAGGTCGAGGTCGGAGAGGTCCATGGGGTCTGTCCTGTGCGTTGGGGGGTCAGGGGGTCGGGGCGGGCCGGAGCGCGGACCCCGCGCGCCCCGGCCCTGGCCCGCGCGAGGGAGCGCGCGGGTTGGGGGAAAGGATGGGATGGTTACGCCCTCACCACGGCGGCGTTGAACCTGACCTGCCCGGTCACGCCCTTGATGTTGCCCGCCTCGCGTGCGCGGTCGCGGAGGCTGGCGACGACGCCCGCGGAGTAGGCGATGGTGCCGTCCGGGTCGGCGACGCGGAAGCTCACGGGGTTGTTCGTGTTCGCGTTGGTGCGCAGGATCGTGAGCCCGGCGTCCGCCGCCCCCGTCGGGACGATGACCGAGAAGTCCCCCGATCCCCCGTCGAGCGCGCCGTTGGTGTGGTCGGTCCGGCCCGACAGCAGCGTCGTGGTCAGGTCCGCCGACGTGTCGCCCATCTCGGGCCACGTCTCCACGTTGTTCAGCGCGGTCCACGACTTCGCGGCATAGCCCGCGGCGTCGAATGTCGCCGGGTTGCCCGCCGAGACGGACACGACGGCGCCGATGTAGCTCTGGCCCATGGATCAGGCCTCCTCTTGGCTGGCGGTGGCGGTGAATGCGGCCCAGAGCGCGTCGCGCTCGGCCGCGGTGACGCGCTCCTCGTCGGGGGCGAGGACGGCGTTGAGGGCCTCCACCATGGGCAGGCCGGAGGAGGTGAACTGATCGTCCAGAAGGCCCGCGAGCGCCGCGGCGAGCCGCGCCGCGCGCGAGGGCTCGCCGGGCGCGTCGATCTCCAGCACCGTGTCGGGCGAAAGCCCCATCGCGGGCGCGGGCGGGGGCGGGGGACGCTCATCCTCCTCCCTGCCCTCGGGCTCCGGGTCGGACTCCCAGGCGAGGTCGCCCGCGGCGAGGAGGCTGCCGATGGTCGGCCAGTTGTCGGGGGCCCGCACGGTGGCGTCGGGCAGGTCGAGCGAGCCCCCATGGGGGATGACGTGGTTGGTCGGCAGGCGCACGTCGCGCCGGGTCGAGTTGCTCAGGGTGCCCATGGCTACCTCCGGAGGATTGTGGCGATGACGCCAGCGGCGCCGGTGATGGTGACGGTGGTGCCCTCCAGGAAGTTCTGCATCACGTCGAGGACGACGACGCGGACGGCACCGGCGGCGAGCGAGAACCCCCGCCCCGCCGAGGTATTGATGGGCAAGAGGCCGGGCGCGGGCCAGGACACGGCGGCGTCCCCCTTGAGGTTGGGGATGAGCGTGCCCGCCGTGGCGTTGCGCAGGATCAGGATATCGCCCCGCTGGTAGGTAAACGTGTCCGACGCGGTGAGCGTGTTCGGCGCGCTGTTGCGCGCGCCCGTCCCGGCGAGGGACGCGATGGTCAGAGCGGCCATGGCTCAGCTCCTCAGCAGCATGGCGACGAGGCCGGTGCCGCCGGTGACGTTGACGACGGTCCCTTGCAGGTATCCCGCGACGCTATCGAGCGGCACGGCGCGCTCGGCCCCGGCCGGGACCACCACGTCGAGGCCCGCGGACACGCCGAGGGGCTCGCTGAGGGGCACCGGCCAGGTCACGGCGGCGTCGCCCTTGAGGTTGACGGTGATCGAGCCGCCCGTGGGGTTGCGTAGGTGCAGGATGTCGCCCGGCGCATAGGTGAACGTGTCGGCGGCGCCGAGCGTCGTCTCGATGCCCGTCCGCCCGGCGGCGGAACTCACCGGATTGCCGGGCGCGATCGACGTTGGGCTGATGGCAGCCATGCGGTGCCCTCCTCCTGTGATGATGTGGGTGGGACGCCCGATGCCCCCGGTCCGGGGGCGCCGTCAGGCGCGGCGGTAGTAGGTCAGGAAGTCCAGCGAGACGCGAAACAGCGGCTCCGGCCCCGCGTCCTCGCGGCCGTCGCGCGTGCCCGCGAGGAGGATGCCGTCGAACGACCCGCCGCGGTGCCCGTCAAGCAGGGCGCGCACCGCGCGGGCCAGCCCCTTCGCCGCCGCGTAGGTGGCCGCGTAGCAGTCGACCTGCACGCGGCCGAGGGAGAGTCCCGTGGGGCTCCCGGTCAGGACATGGCCCTCCGCGTCGCTGATGACGTGGAGCACCACGGCCGGATAGGGCTGCCCTTGCGGGTGGGAGCCCCAGCCGACCCGCTGGCCCACCAGGGCGGTGACGCTGGCGCTCCCGAGCAGGAGCGCGCGGAACGCCTCCTCCACGGCTACCGTCTCACCCGCGAGATGGCACGGCCGAGGGAAGCAGCCACCTCCTTGGCGATCTCGTCGGCCAGCGCCTCCTGCACGGCGGCCTTGTGCTGATCCCAGGCGGGGCGGGCGAAGGGCAGCGGCGAGTGGTTGCGGTTGCCGAACTCCTGCTGGACGGCGGCCGGGTCCGACCCGCGGACGCCCGCCTGCCCGCCAGAGCCCACGAACATCTCGACGGCCTTCTCGCTTCCCGAACGGCGCCGCAGACGGGCCTGCCGCGGCGTGAGCTTGTCGCTCACGACGATGGAGGCGCGCAGGTCCGCGCCCGCCGTGGCCGGATCGTCCGGCGCCAGGGCGCGCATGGTGGCGGCCATGGGCTCGGCGACGGTCCGAAGCGCGCGGGTGAGCGCGGCCTTGCCCGCCGCCTTGGACAGCAGCGAAAGCTGTGCGTTCACGTCGCCGAATCCCGAAACCTTGAACCCCTTGGACATGCCGCCCCCCTCAGTCCGTGCCCGCGACGGCGGTGATCTCGATAGCCCCGCGCGCCTCGGGCTCCTTGATGCCGACGATGCTCCACTCTCGCCCGTCGCAGGTCAGGCGGTCCTTCGGCGTGATCGTCCGCGTGAAGGCCGAGGCCCGCACCAGAAACCGCGCCATGAGCGTGGCCGACTGCTCGCCCGCCGCCCATCGCTCGGCATCCGACACGTCGCGGCGGGAAGCCCAGACCGGCGAGCCGTAATTCGTGAAGACGGCTGTCTGGCCGAACCCGTCGTCGCTCAGGGTCGCGCGGGTGAACTGCACGCGGCGGTCGAGCTTGCCGGCCTGCATCGTGGCGTTCACGGCGCGAACCGCCGATGCCGGTCCAGCAGCACCTTCACCCCGAGCGGCACTTCACCCGACCCGGCGCCGACGACGACGGCTTCGCGGTTGGCGAACCAGTGACCGACCAGCAGCAGGATCGCCGCCTGCATCGCGGACGGGCACACCCCGTCGCCCGCCGTCCAGCGCACCCGCACCGCCCCGCTGCGCAGCGCGGCCCCCGAGGGCCAGGCATCGCGGGGCTCCACCCGCGCCGTCCGGCCGCTGCGGTCGGACCAGTAGAGCGCCGGGTCAACGACCGTCTCGGCGCCCGCCTCGTCCAGCCAGGCGACTTCCTCCACCTCCGTCACGGGTCCCACCGGCAGCACGATGCCCGCGGCCGGGAAGGCGTCCACGACGCCCTCCCAGACCTGCGGCATGATCGCCCGGCCGGTGTATCTCTCGGCATACTCGGTCGCCGCCGCGAGATGCGCCTCGATCAGCGCATCTCGCTCGTCGTCATCGACCGCGAGATGCGCCTTCACCAGATCGAGCGGGACCGCCGCGTCGAGCGGCGGCTCCAGGAGGGTCGCGCGCACGGGCTCCCCTATTCGCCCACGAGGAAGTGGAACGCGCCCACCTTGGCGTTGCCGCCCTGGGCGACGACGATCTTGAAGCGGTCGTTGGCGATCGCGATCCGATCGGACACGGCCGTTCCGCCCGCCGCGTAGAGCTCCGCCGCGCCCGCTTGCGAGTGGGTCGCCGCGCGCGGATAGCGCACCGCCGAGGCGTTGACGTTGCTCTCGGCCCAGACGCTCTCGCCGGTGGCCTCGGCGGTGATGGTGAAGTCGACCCCATCCGCGAAGGGGGTGGTGGCGTCCTTGACGTAGTGGACGGACACCACCTCGCCGGACAGGCGGGGCGAATAGGCGGTGGCGGAGCCGTCCGCGGCGGTGGTGACGGTGACCTTGTGGCGACGCATGGCGCCTCTCCTCTGGGGTTGCGGCGCTCGCGCGCCTGGGTTCGCGGATCAGCCCTTGGGCTTCCGCGGGGTGGCGGCCGGTCGCCCGGCCTCGCTCGTCTCCGGCGCGCCGTCCGCGGCGGCCGTCTCGGGCGCGCGCCTCGCCGCGCGCGGCTTCTCGCTCCCGTGCGGCCCGTCCGGCTGCGGCACCGGTTCGGCCTCCGCGGCTTCTTCGCCGCCTTCTGCCTCGGCGAAGAAGCCGGGCAGGCGCTTCATCAGGTCGCGCGCCTGCGCCGCGGGCAGATCGGGCGTCACTTCGCCACGGTCGAGCGGCTGCGGGCGGATCGACGTGACGACGATCCTGTCGAGCACCTTGAGCTTCATGGGGCGTCTCCCGGAATGGCGAAGGGCGGCCCGAAGGCCGCCCCTAGTGGTTCAGGCGGCGCCTCAGGACGCCGCCAGCGCGTCGCTGAAGTCGCCCTTGACGAACGCTTCCGTCCGATAGACGGCGAGGGCGAGACGCTCTTCCGCGCGGATGGTTACAAGATTTTTCCTAAAGTTATCAGAGTCTTCCGTGCTGATCTCGACCGTCGCGTCCTGGCGGTCGAAGATCTGGGCGCCGAGCTGGAACGCGCCGACCAGGAACTTGTCCACGGTCATCGCCGTCGTCTCGACCACCGGCAGGCCCCACAGCCGCGGCGTGCCCGCGGCCTGCGGGTTCGAGAACAGGTAGGCGCCGTCGTCGGTCTTGGTCAGCTCGATGTCGGCCCAGTCGGACTGGTGCATCACGATGCCCGAGGCCGGGTACTCGGCGATCACCGCCTGCAGCATCGCGAGCCGCAGGATGTCGATCTTGGTGAGGTTGCCCGCGTTGGTCGGGAGGATCGGCGCCGCGTAGGCCGTGGCCTGGGTGTAGATGCCGTTCAGGTCCGTCCCCGTGCCGCCCCCGTTCAGGAGCTGCGCCTCCTCGGCGAGCATCAGCCCGTAGCGCAGCCGCCCGTCGAGGTAGGACTGCAGCATGGGCACGTCGTCGAGGATCTGCCGCGTCGCCAGCACCCAATGGGCGATGGTGGTGACGGCCGAGGTCACGATGTCGAACTTGATCTCGGATTGCGGCTTCGCGGTGCCCGCCGTCTCGGTGACGGTCGCGGCGCCGTTGGTGAAGCCCGTCTCCTTGACGTATTGGATCGCGTTCGAGTTGGTGCGGCCGGCGGTCAGCAGGTCACGGATGGTCATGCGCCGCTGCGGCAGGCCCATCACGCCGGGCAGACGCTGCGGCACGATCAGGTCGCCCGCCGAACCGTCCGCGTCGGTGGTCAGCGCGGAGATGATCGCCTTGACCTCGGTGACGTAGGTGGACTTGCCGCCCCGCCCCGCGCGCTGCAGCCAGGACTTGAACTCCTCGGCCTCGGTCACGCGCTCGCCGAAGGACTTGCGCCGCTCCGGCGCGCTGGCCTGGCGCACCATCTTCTGCTCGACCTCGGTGAGGCGCGCGGCGATCTCGTTGTGCTTGGTGAGCGCCTCGTCCACCGCCTTCTTGGTGTCGAAGGTCGCGTCGCCGAGCCGCTTGGTCTCGGCGTCCATCTTCTCGCCGAGCGCCTTCACCGTGTCGGCGGCCTTCTTCAGCTCGACCACCGTGGCGTCGAGGTCCTTGTCGTCGGCCATGTCGGCCTCCTATGTCCGGGGGTTGAAGGCCCGCGCCGCATCCCGCAGGAGCGACAGGGCCGCCTCGTTCGACTTGCCCGGTTCCCCCGAGCCATACTCCTTGAAGCAGACGCGGACGGCTCGCTCTGCTTCTGCGTGGGAAAGGGCGAAAGCGTCCCGCAATCCCTTTTCCAGCACGCGGAGGCTTGGCGGGTCCCCCGCCAAGAGACAGTCACGGAGCCCCTGGTAGGCGTCGCTCTTGACGCCATCCACCTTGGCTCTCCGATTGGCAGGGAAGTTCACGACGGAGACTTCCCACAGGTCGACGGCCTCAAGGAGCCGTGCACCGGGCTTTTTGTCATCCGGCTTGGACCGCTTGGTTTCGTAGCCAATCGACATGCCGCGCACGCGCTGGTTCTTCAGCGCCGAGTGGACGCGACTGCCCAGCGGATCGTCGAGCGCCAACTGACCTTTGACCCAAAGCCCCTTCCCGTCTTCGGCCATGTCGAGCCAGTTGCCGATCGGAAGTTCGCCGGCTTGGTGGCCGAAGAGCATGAGGGGCATCGTTCCTTCGCGGCGATGCTTCGCCAGGCTTTCCGCGAAAGCTCCGGGGGCGATGACGTCGCCGTACGAGTCCGGCGAGCCGCCGAAGGTTGAGGCGTAGCCCTCAAAGGTCCCCTCCCCCGAGACGTCTTTGACGCTCAGGTCGAAGTCTTTCGTCAGCATGGTGCTCAGCCCTTCAAAGGAGACAGACCAGGCGGTCTCGCTTTCTCATGTTGTCCACCGCCCATAGCGGCTGGAGGTTCGTCAACGCCCAGGCGGCCCTGAAGTCCGGATCATCCGTGGACTTGAAGGCATAGGAAGCCAGCGGGCGGCGGTGGTCGATATGCCAGGCCCCGAAGTTCTCCCAGGTCATCCCTGGGAGGAATTGCCGCTCGAGATGCGCCATGAGTTGCGCGGTCGAATAGCCGGCTAGTGCCTGCCAAGACTGCCCCAGCTTCTTGCCCTTCAGGGAGGCCCACATCCCCACCCGCATCCGGTTGTTGATGTGCCACTTGGGGCCGCCTTGGAATGCCGGAGCCCTCTGACGGCACGTGCCGCAGAACTTCTGATTCCCCGCCTTTGACGGCTCCTTGTGCCCGCAGATGCCGCACACGTAGTCGCTGCGAGGCCGGCAGCGGCTGTCGCGGCGACGATAAGAGGCCCGGTTCTGCTCCCGATCGTGCCGACGTCGGCATGGGGCGCAGTATCGGGCTGGCCCGAACTTGCTGACCTCGGCCTGCTTCCCACAGGTGGCACACGTTATCGTCTTGCGCTCCATGCGCTATCTTACCGTTCTTCGTCGAGAAATGCATGAGATTCCAACCTCATGCCGCATCCTCCTCAAGCCGGGGGGCCTCGCCCAGCGGCACGTTCTGCGCCTGCACGGTCAGCGCGTCCCCGCCCGGCAACGGTTCCAGGTTCTCCAGCCGCCGCACCTCGTTGCGGGTCATCATCCCGTTCTGGACCATGATCGCGTAGAACCGGGCCCGGGCCGCGCTGTCCGCCCGTAGCAGGCCCTCGACTTTGAACTCGGCCACCAGCGAGCCGCGCTCGCCCGGCGCGATCAGCGACCGGCGCACCGACTGTTCGATGCGCGAGAGATAAGGGCGCAGCCCGAAGGTCAGGAAGCCGAGCATCTGCTGCTCGATCCCCGTCCCCCAGGACGTGCTCTTTTCGGTGTGCCCGACCATGAACGGGGGCACCCGGAACCAGCGGCAGATCTCCTCCACCTGAAACGCGCGCGTCTGCAGGAACTGCGTATCCTCGGGCGTCATGCTGATCGCCTGGAACTTCATCCCCGCCTCAAGGACGAAGATGCCGCCCGCGTTCGCGGACCCCGCCATGGGCGCCACGATCCCCTCGCGCACCTGCTCCCGCTGGTTCGCGTCGAGCACCTGATCGATGGTCAGGACGCCGGTCGGCTGCGCCCCGTTGGCGAACACCGCCTGCGCGTGCTCCTCCGCCGCCATGGCCGCGCCAAGCGACTGGCGCGCGTAGGCGATCGGCGACAGCCCCATGTCCCCCGCGCCGCCGAAGCCGCGCACGTGGAACACCTCGTCCTCGCCGTAGACCCGCACGCGCCCGGCGTCCGCGTAGCGGTAGCGGCGCGCGCCGCCTTCGGTGCGCTCCACGGTCATGCGGTCGGCCGCCAGCGGGGTCAGCGCCACCAGCCGGTTGCCGACATACTCCTTGCGCGCATAGGCGTTGCCCGGCAGGCACAGCGACAGCACCACGCCTTCCCAGAACTCGACTGCGGTGAAGTCGGCGCTCGGCGCGTCGTGCAGCAGCGCGTAGAGCGGATGGTCCGCCGCCACCGTGCGCCCGCCCCGCGCGTCGGTGCGGTAGAGCATCATCGGCAGCGTGGCGATCGTCTCGGCCAGAAGCCGCACGCAGGCCCACACCGTCGAAAGGCCGAGCGCCGCGTCGGTGGTGACGGAGGCGCCCGCCACCGTGCGCCCGCCCACCATCACATGCATGGGCGCCAGCCCCGCCATGCCCCCGTTGAGCCGCCCGGTCGAAAGGATCTGCCAGACCGCCTTGGCGCGGGCCGGGAGCGAGACCCTGGCCTCACGCACGGCGGCGCGCCATGATCGGGGCCGAGAGGAAGTCGGACAGCCGCGCCTTCGTGCCCGCCGCTATCGCCATCGCCGCCCCCATCGCCATGCACAAAGCCACCGCCGGGTCGATCTTGTTCGAGGCCCGATCCTTGGCCAGCCAGCGGTTGCCCCAACGGTCCTCGTCGGTCACCGCGCTCATCATCGCCGCGGTCAGCACCGGGTTGCGCAGCAACCGGATGCGGCCCTCCAGGATCGCCTCCTCGAGCAGCCGCAGCGAGCCTGGCATCCAAAGCCCCTCGGCCTCGTGCCCCCCCCCCTTCGCCGCCGCTGCCATCGCCTCGGTCGGCTTGCCCTTCCTGGTGCCGCCCTGCGGGTGTTCCACGAAGGGCAGGGCCAGGCCCAGCCTCGCGCATTCCTCCTCGAGGCGCCGGAAGGCGTATCTGTCGTAGGCCACCGCCGCGATGTCGAAGTCCCGGTCGTCGTCGGCCAGGGACTGCGCGACGTGGTCGAAGCGGATGCTCTGGCCCTTCGGCGCCTGCAGGTGGCCCCGCGCGACCCAGACCTCGTAGGGAGCCTTGTCGCGAAGCGCCCGCGCGCCCACCGTGTCGCCCGGCGTCCACGCCTCGATCCAGGCGTCGAAGGTCGGCTTGCTCGCCGTTCGGCGCTCGCTCTCGACCAGCACCTCGACATCGACGCTGCCCGTCTGCACCACCACGGCCTTGGCGGTGATGTCCCGGCTCTGCGACAGGTCGAGCCCGATCGTGACCCGCCCGCCCCGGTGCTCGGACGGGTCGAAGTCGGCGAGGCATGGCTCGAGCGCCGCGCGCGACATCCACGCCGTCTCCGCATCGGTCCAGACGCAGAAGTGCAGCCGCAGGATGCCGTTCAGGCTGCCCGGCAGGTCCCGCGCCTGCCTCACCTGCAGCCCGAGGTAGTCCTCCGTGATCGTCACCCCCAGGAGCGGGTTGGCCTTCGGCCAGCAGGACGGGTCGCAGAGGGGATCGTCCCCTTCGTCCAGCGCGCAGACATAGCCGAAGGTCGTGTCGTCCTCGGCATCGCCCGACGCCACCGCCACCGCGTGCCGGCGCTGCTCCCAGCACACCGACCGCCGGTCGCTACCGGCGTTGGTGATCATCACCAGGAGGGGCTGCCGGCGGAACTTGAAGCCCCGCTCCAGTATCTCGATGACGCCCCCGTCTGGATGCTCGTGCACCTCGTCGCACAGCGCGAAGTGCGGGCGCGGCCCCGAGCCGGTCCTGCGCGTCTCCCGCGACACCGGCCGGAAGAAGGACCCGGACCGAAGATGCGCGAGGTTGTATTCGCGCCCCGGCCCCCCGCTCGGGCGCAGCTCGCGCGTCAGCCGCGGCGACTGGTTGCGCATCCGCACCGCATCGGCGAAAAGGATCGCCGCCTGCTCCTTGGTCGCCCCGGCCGAATAGACCTGCGCCCCCGCCTCGCCGTCCGCGCAGAGACCGTAAAGCCCGATCGCCCCCACCATCGGCGACTTGCCGTTGCCCTTGCCCTGCTCGATGTAGGCGCGCCGGAACCGCCGCAGCCCCGTCCCCGACCACTTCCACCCGAACAGCGAACCGCAGATGAACTTCTGCGAGGGATGCAGCTCGAACGGACGCCCCTCGAACTGGCCCTCCGACAGCCGCAGCACCGCGCGGCAGAAGCCGAAGAACCGCTCCGCCGCCTCGGCGTCGAAGCTCAGGCCGCGCTCGTGCCCGCTCGCCATGTCGCGCAGATGCCGGCGGCAGGCGTCGCGCACATGGGGCCCCGCCACGACCTCGCCGGACAGCACCGCCTCCGCATAGGCCGTGACGGGATCAGTTGAAGTAGACATCGGCCGCGTCGGGGTCATCGTCGCCGGGGGGCGCCATCACCTTGCTGCGCGCCGCCGGCGTCGCCCCCATGGCGCCGAGCACGAGCCGCAGCTCAGTCATCGCGCCCAGCGTCGCCTGCCCCGCCACCAGCCTCGCACGCAGCCGGGCGGCCACCTCGGCGATGGTCCGGTCGGACGCGCCGAGCCACGGCATCTCCGCCGCGAACAGACGCCACGCCTCGGCCTCCTCCTCCGCCAGATGCGCCGGCGGCGCCCCGAGCGGCCCCACCTTCGGCCGCGCACGGTCCCGGTATCGCTTCGGATTCCTCGCCGCGGCGCCCGTCACACGGGCGACAGCCTCGGGCACCCTGGGTCTCCCAGCCATGAATCCCCCATTCTGTGCCCCCGAAAAATCAAGTAGGCGGCCGGTCCCCAGGGCGTAACCTGTTGAAGTTATGATCCCCCCCCCCCGGCCCGCGCCGCAGCCTCACCCCTCGGGCAAGACCGGCCACCCCTCGGCGGTGAAGCCCAGCCGGGGCCTTCGCCCGAGCTGCGCGGCCGTCGCCTCCGAGTGACAGGGGCCGCAAACCGACAGCAGGTTGCCCTCCTCGTCCGTGCCGCCCGCCGCCTTCGCCTTGACGTGGTGGACCTCGGTCGCCGGGGTGACGCGGCCCTTGGCGCGGCAGGGCTGGCACAGGTAGGTGTCGCGCATCAGCACCCGGCGGCGCAGGCGGACCCAGGCGGCCCCATACCCGCGGGCGTGGCGGCTTTCACGGCTCCAGGCCATGCGACCCCCGGAAATGCGAAGCGCCCGGGCGTTTCCGCCGGGCGCACCTCTCCCCTATGGCTGCGAGACGTAGCCGCACTGCGGCGCGCCGTCAAGCCCCTTACCCCCTCGCCTCCCTTTCCAGCCGCCGCAGCGCCAGCAGGAACCCGGCGCCCGCGCGGGTCAGGCGCCCGTCCCTCACCAGCTCGCGGGTGTCGGCCACCTGCTCGCGCAGGCTGTCCTGATCGGCCGGGGGCAGACGCCGCAGCAGCTGCGTCCACCAGTCCCATGCTTCCCGCGCGGCGGCGACCCGTTCCTCGTGCGAGCGCAGGTCGCGGCTCGCGTCGTTCGGGGCCGCCTCGACCCGCTCGGCCAGGGTGGCGATCGAGAGGCAGGCGCCGAACAGGCTCTTGCCGATGCGCAGCCGGACGACGGTCAGCCGCGCCTCCTGAAACGCGCACCAGGCCCGCCACAGGTCGCGCGTTTCGACCGCGTCGTGTAGCCCGGCGGCCTCGGCGGCGGCCAACGCCGCGCCCGCGTGACCGTCGAGCACCTGCCGGGGTGGCTCGGGCGTCTCGGGGCGTGGCGGGGGCGGCGGTGGGGGCGCGGGTACCTGCGCCAGCCGCAGCGCGCGCGCCTGCCGACGCTTCGCCTCCCGCGCCTTCGCCCGCGCCGATGCCCGCCGGTCGCCCTTACCCATCACCACCCCCCTCATGCTGCGCTGTAGCGAACTCGCCCTTGGGAGGCCCGTTGAGTGGCCTGTCCCGCTGCGGGCGGTCCTTCCCCGCCGGACCCCATCACCGCGCCACCGCCGCCCTGCGCACCGCATCCATGGCCGCCGCGAGGTCGGGAGTCATGCGCCGCTCGACGGCGCGGCAGGCGTGGTGGACGGTGGTGTGGTCGCGCCCGAAGGCGGCGCCGACGGCCTCGAGCGAGGCGCCGGGCAGTTCGCGGCAGAGCGCCATGGCGACCTGCCGGGGATGGGCCACGCGGCGGCGCTGCGAGCGGCCGAGCAGGTCGCGCGGCTCGATCCCGGCGGCGCTCGCGGTGGCGGCGATGACGGCGGCCATGCTGTCGGGGTGCGGCACGCCCAGAAGGGCCAGGCGCGTGGCGAAGGGGGCGCTCATGCCCCCGCTCCCCGGCCCGCAAGCCCGTGCAGCCGCCGCGTCAGGGCGACCTGCTCGGCCGTCACCGGGCGCCGCGCGATGTCCCATTCGTCGGGCGGCGGGGGCGGCGCTTCCGGGCCCCCGGCGCCGTGGCGGCCCGGCGGCGGCATCCGCTTGCCGAGCCGCACGGCGGCTATGCGCGCCGGCGTCAGGCCCGCCTCGGCCAGGATGCGCGCCGCGGCCTCCGGGCTGCATCGCTCGCGCTCGGGCTCGGGATGGGGCGGCAGGGCGCGGCGGGACGCGGCGGTGCGCCGTTCGGCGGCGCGGACGGCGAGGGCGCGGACCTCGCCCGGTGTGGGACGGCGATCGCGGTCGCGTATCCAGTCCCCGAAGGCGGCATCCACGTCCACCTGCGCCATGCCGCCGAGCGCCGCGCACCAGTCGGCGACGGCCATGGCGACCACGGCGGGGTCAGTGTCGGGCTGGTAGTAGTGATGGAACAGGGTCATCAGCCTCGCCGTCAGCCATTTCCGCGAGGCGCATGGCGAGGTCCCATCCGGCCTGGTTTCCATTGAAGCGTCCCTTGGGCTGAGAGGCAGAGGCGGCGGCGGGATCGTGGGCGCCGTTGACGGGGGGGCCGTGGGCGCGTGGCGGTTCGGGGTCGTCGGCCCAGCCCTCGCGCTTGATCCACCGCTCGGGGTCGGGTGCGAAGCCGTCGAGGGCCTTGCGGCTGGCGGCGAAGCGCCGGGCGCCGTCGATGATGGTCGCTGGTTCGGCCCCGGCCTTGACGGCCCTGGCGTAGGCAGCGGCGGCCGCCTTGCGGCCGACCCTGGCGCCGCCCCGGTGGGGGTAGGCGTCCCAAAGCTCGGTGAAGCCCGGCGGGTCCGCGTCCCGCGGTCTCCCCCGCGATTTGCGGGGAGAGAGTGCGTCAGCACTCTCTTCCTTCTGACGGTTCACTGACGGTTCACTGACGGTTTGGGTCTCACTGCTGGACGCCTTGGCGTCCGGCTGCTGGACGGGTGGGGTCCGTATGCTGGACGGGTCTAGCTGCTGGACGGGTGAGGCGTCCGGCCGCTGGACGGGTGTAGGGGCCGGTTTCGGGGCTGGCGCCTCTACCGTCCTCGTCGCATCTGGCAGGGCGGCGAGGCGGGCGAGGTCAAGGTTGTATTCGATGGTCTCTCCGTTGGGGTGCTTGCGCTTCCCGACGGCCACGAGGAGCCCGGCCGCCACGAGGTCGCCAACCGCCCGGTAGGTCGTCGCCCGGCTCATCTCGGTGGCTGCGGCCATGGTGGTCTTCGCCACCCACACGCCCCGGCCTTGGTCGTCGGCCCGCTCGGCGCAGTAGGCGAGAACCGACTTCATGGCGCTGTCGCCGATGCGCTTGCGAAACACGAGGCCGACGGTCCTGCCGCTCACGGCACCCACCCCCTCACCGCCAGCCCCCACCCCGGCGCCATGGACCCGTCCCCCGTGGGCAGCGGGAACCCCCGCTCGGCCGCGTGCCGGACCCGGTGCCGGATGCCCAGCACGGCGTTGCGGGTGCAGCCGAGCCGCCTGCCCGCCTCGCGCGCCGAGAGGCCGTCCACGTCCATGAGGTGCAGCGCCCGCAGGATGCGGCGGTCGGTCCAGACGGGGCGGGCGCGCGCGGTCATTCGGCGGCGAGCCCGAACAGGTCGGTGGCAGGGGCATCCGCGGCGCGGTCGGCCACGGCCTGCGCCGCATTCCTCGCAGCCTGCCGCCAATAGGTGTCTTTCAGTTCCACCCCGACGCCCCGCCGCCCCTGATAGACCGCGCCGTAGACCTCTGATCCCACCCCCATAAAGGGGGTCAGTACCACGTCGCCGGGGTTGCTCCACAGGGCCACCGTCCGGTGGATCACGTCGAGTTGGAGCGGGTGGACGTGCTTTTCGTCGTCGGGGTCGCGGGCCGCCTTGTAGTCGAGCACGGCCTTCGGGGTGCGTCCGTCGCCGGTCGGCTGATCGTTGGACGTGCGAATGTCCATCCACACACAGGACGCATACTGTCGCCAGACCCACTGCGAAAAGCGGTTCTCGGCCTGGATGGTCGAACCCCGAGACGCCAAGACCTCCTGGGGCACGGGGTTGCCGCCCCAATATTCGGTGAAGCCGTAAGGGTGGGCCACCGGCTCGGCGTTGTCGCCCCGGCGCCGAAACACCAGCAGGCAGTCCCCGGCGGCGACCGTCGAGGCGGTGCTGTCCTTCACGAGCTGCTTGTGCGTCAGGTGTTTCAGGCGGGTGCGGATGGCGACACGCAACGGTTCCTTCCAGATCGTCAGGCGGCCGAAGAAATAGAAGCCGTGCCTCTCATGGATTTCAATCAAGCGCCCCGGCAGGTCGTGATACCCATCCCGCTGGCCGGGGACGGGAATGTCCATGCAATGGACGGCGTTGATGCGGCCGGGCTTCGTGACCCGCCCCATTTCGCGGACCAGAAACTCATAGTGCGAATAGAATGCCTCGTAGGTCGGGCAGTTGGACATATCCCGGTCATCGGAGGAGTAGTTGTAGAGGCCGCAGAACGGCGGCGAATAGACCGACAGCCCGACCGACGCATCGGGCAGGCCGGATACCACCTCCACGCAATCATCGTTGTAGAGGGCATGGTCGTCGGTGATGAAGGGCGCGCTCAGAGCCATGGGGGAACCTCGAGAATGCGGGGGGTTATGGGGGCGCGGTCGATGCGCAAGGCGTCGGCCATGTGCGCGACCATCTGCTCGAACATGCGCGCGGTCGCTGCGGCCTTGGCGCCGCGGCTGCGCGCGACGCCTCTCAGGCTTTCCGTGTATATGTTGTGGACCGTGACGGGGCGCTTCTGGCCGTATCGCCAGCACCGCCGCACGGCCTGATAATACTGCTCGAAGCTGTAGTCCGTGAAATACGTCGCGGTCGCGCAATGCTGCCAGTTGACACCGAAGGCCGCGATCTTGGGCTTGGTCACGAGATGCCGTATCTGGCCTGTCTTGAAGGCGCGTATCTTCTCCTCCTTCTCCTCGTCGCGGTCGGACCCGGCGAGGTTCACGGCCCCCGGCACCAGGTCGCGGATGAGGTCGGCCTCGTCGTTGAGGTGGCACCACGCCACGGCGCAGTCCGCCGCAGCGATCAACTCGGCGGCGCGTTCACAGCGCACGCGCACCGTGGCGCGGCGCTCCGCCCTCTCCTCCTCCAGCCCGTGCGCGCCGAGCGGCAGAAGATAGCCGTCCAGCGCCGGGGACGGCAATTCATGGTCTATCTCGATCAACTCCGGCAGGATGAAGCCGCCGTCATCAAAGCCGAGGTCGGAGGGCTTGCGCGCGGCTCGCGCCCACGATGAGACCCACCGCCAGAAGTCGCGCGCGGCATGTGGCTTCAATCTAAACTTGGTCCCGATATGGGCCGCGTGCAGGTTGCCCTCGTCATTGCGAAAGAAGCGCCCCAGCATGTCTATGTGGCCAAGGTGCCCGAGCGCCTCGGAGGAGGTGCCAAGCTCGGTCGTGTCATTGGGCGAAGGGGTGGCGCTGAACAGCCCGCGATACTCGACCCGGCGCATGAACTCGGTGACAGCGGCCTTGGTGGCGCCGTCGAAATTCTTGAGGATCGAGCTTTCGTCGCAGACGACGCCGGTGAAATCCGAGGGATCGAAGTGATGAAGCCGTTCGTAATTGGTGGTGACGATGCCGCGGCCGGGGGGCAGCCGCCCGTCCAGAACGCGCACGGCATCCATGCCGAACTTCTCGGCTTCGTCCACGGTCTGGGCGCTCACGGCGAGAGGTGCGACGATCAGGACCGGCCGGTTGGTGTGGCGGTGGACGTTCTCGGCCCAGACGAGTTGCATGAGCGTCTTGCCGAGGCCGCAGTCGGCAAAGGTGGCGCCGCGCCCCTGATGGCAAGCCCAGTCGATCAGCAGCGCCTGAAAGTCATGCTCGGCCGGGTTGTGATAGGTCGGCGCGAACCCGGACCGGCAGTCGATGTGCGACTTGCCCTCCACGAACTGACGGTAGTCCTGTAGGCTCATACCCATATCTCCATTCTCGCCACCGCCCCGCTTAAGCCCGCCAGCGCCACGCGGGCGGGCTTGGGCATCGCGGCCAACGTCTTGTTGTCCACCGCCGCCAGCACTTCGCGCGCGGCCACCACGAGGGCGGCGGCGGCCTCGCGGGGCAGCGCGCCCACGAGGGCGATGCGGACACGCACGGACGCGCCCCGCATGATCTCAATGTGCCCCTCGCCGTCGATCATCGCGGCGAGGTATCCAGCGAACGCATCTTCGGGCCATTCAAGCATCGCCAAGGTTCTCCACCATCTGAATCCTCTCACCGATCCAGCTTATCACGTTCACCGCGAAACTATTCCCCAATGCCTTATATCTCGGCCCGTCAGAACATTCTTCGGCGGGCCGCCCGCGATAAGGGACCTTTGTCCAGCCGTCAGGAAATCCTTGAAGGCGCTCGCACTCGCGGGGCGTCAGGCGGCGGACGGCCGAAAAAGTGGCGATGCCGTGTGAATGCGCCGCTTGCAGGGTGAAAGAAGGGTCATCGGGCTCTCCGATGCCAAAGCCGGTCCCCTCGCCGAGTGCTTCATGCCGCATGGCGATCTGCGTGTTGATGGGCCAGACCTCCACGGGCGGCACCCCGGCCTTGGCATGGCTCCCCGCGTGGCCCCCCGCGCGCAGGGTTGGAGACAGGTCGAACGAGGCATCGCCGCCGTGGTCCTTGGAGGAGAACGCGATGGGCTGGGCGACGAAGTTCTGCTGCTGCATCCCCGGCTCGGACGCGAGCGCGCCGACCACGGCGCCGTCGCCGCCGATCATGCGGACCTCGCTGCGGCTGTTCTGCTGGAAGGCGACTGCCGTGGGCTGTCCGCCGCCGCTCTTGGACGGCAGCGCCAGCGTGGGCGCCACGTCCTCGGCCCACTTGGGCTCCTGCTGGGTGGAGAGGTCGAAGCCCTCGCCGCGCAGGGCGTGGGCGACGGCGACCATCGTCTCGGTCTCGTAGTCCTGCCGCCCCATGCCGCCGGCGTTGAGGCAGTGGGGCACGTCGCCGGTCGAGGCATGGACGATGCCGGGTGGGTGGCCTGTGTCGAGCGTCCGGCAGGGGGCGCTCGGTGGAAACCAGCCCACGTTTCCGCCGCTGCCTTGGTTGCCCAGCTCAAGCCCGGCGATCAGCCCCCCGTCGCAGTCGAAGTCGGTCCCGAGGCCGCCGCCTCCAAGGCTGCGCGCAGGGATGGTGGGAGCGACTTGCCCCGCTTCTCGGCGCGGCGGAGAATCCCCGCACAGGCTCGCGGCGTCAAAAAGAACCGCTGCGGCACGTCGCCAGTCTCCAAGATGTCCGACAACGAACACACGCCGCCGCCGCTGCGGGACAGCGCGGGGGTGGCTGCCCACTCGCACGAACTGAGCGTCCAGAACTCGGTAGGCGAACCCATACCCGAGTTGCCCCAGACCCCCGAGGAAGGCGCCAAAGTCCCGTCCGCCGTTGCTGGACAGGACGCCGGGGACATTCTCCCAAACGATCCAGCGGGGGCGGTATCTGTCAGCCAGCGCCAGATAGACCAGCGCCAAGTTACCGCGCGGATCGTCCAGTCCCTTTCGGAGCCCGGCGACGGAGAACGACTGGCAGGGGGTTCCGCCGACGAGAATATCGACATCTGCATCGGGCCACTCCCGAAAGCGGGTCATGTCCCCGAGGTTGGGGACGGACGGAAAGCGATGGGCCAGCACGGCGGACGGGAAGGGCTCGATCTCCGAGAGGGCCCACGGCCGCCAGCCGAGGGGCTCCCACGCGACCGAGGCCGCTTCGATGCCGCTGCACACGGAGAGATAGCGGAGGCCCGTCACAGATCCCCCCTCCACTCGCGCACGCACTCGGCCGCGTCGTCCACCGACCGCACCACGGCGAAGCGCCCGCCCTGCTCCTCGATGATCCTGCCCACGGCGCGCTGCGCATCGGTGAGCCGCCCGCCCTCGCTCTTGACCTCGAAATACCAGGGCTGGCCGCGCCACAGGACGACGAGGTCCGGGTAGCCGACCACCATGCCGAGGTGCTTCGAGCGCGCGATCTGGCGCGCGACCTCCGGCCCCGACAGCCCAAGCTCCTGCGGGCTGTGGTGAATGAGCGCGCCGGGCAGGGCGAGGCGCAGGTAGTCAAGCACCGCGAGGTGAATGAGCCGCTCGGGCTGGGCGCGGCGCCCGACACCCCCGCCGCGCGCCTGTGACGCGGCGGGGGCGGGCTCGCCTGCCCCGAGGGAGGACGGGCCAGGGAGGGGGGTCATCGGGCGGCCTCGACGCGCAGCGGCACTTCCGCCACGGGGCCGCCGCAGGCGGGGCAGGCGCGCATCACCGCACCCTGAGCGGGTCGGGCGCCGCGCCGCGCGCCGTGCAGCGCAGGCACAGCCGGTTGTGGATGCCCTCGCTGCGGAATGCCTGACGGCAGGCCATGCACGGCCGCACGCGCGCGCCGGTCCCCTCGGCGCGGGGATTGGCCTCGGAGGGGCGCTTCAACGCCCCCTCGGGGCGCGGGGTGGCCTTGGAGCGGGCGAGCTTGCTCATGCGGCGGCCCTCCGGCGCTCGGCCATGTCGCGCAGCGCGAGGGCGCGGGCCGAGGCGATGCTCTCGCCGCCGTCGCGGGCTCGGGCGAACGCCAGCACGGCCGCGTCGTCCAGCCCCTCCATGGCGGCCTGCTCGCGGGCGATCCAGAGGGCCCCCATCGCCGCGCTCATCTTCGCGCGGGTTTCGGCGCTGAGGGTCCTGCCGCGCTTCGCCGCGCCGATCTTCGCGCGGGTTTCGGCGCTGCGGGGGCGTCCCTTCGGCCAAGCCATCATGCGCCCCCCCGATAGACCGCCGCCAGGAGGCCGCGCCGGGCGAGTTCGGCCGCGAAAGCCCGCACCGCGTTGGGTCCGATGCCGAGCCGCACGGCCACGTCCTCCCAGCCGTAGCCCTCGCGCATGAGAGAGAGGGCGGCGTAGTGCCACGGGCGCGTGCAGAGACGCCGGACGGCGGGGGCGGTCATGCGGCCCACCTTGCGCGGCCTTCCGCGACCGCGAACCAGTGGCGCAGGAACGCCTCGAAACGCTCGCGCCCGCCGTCCTGCCAGCCCCACCGCCAGTCGCCCGCGCGCATGATGCGGAACCTGTCCACCGTCATTTCGACAGGGCAGCCCATGACGAACGCGACCGTCTGGCGGTCGCTGTTGCGCGTGAAGGCGCGGGCCATGCGAACCTGCGCCCCATGGATGCGCTCGAAGCCGTCAAGGATAGCGCCGCGCTTCCACTCGACCCAAAGGACATGGCCGTTGCGTTCAACCGCCGCGTCCACATCGCCCATGCGGATGAAGCCCGCGAAGCAGTGGTCGAACGCGTGCAGCTTGGGGTCGAGAAACACCCTGGCGCAGCCGTATTTCTCGCACGCCCGGTCTATCGCGGAGACGCTCATTCGGCCGCCTCCAAGTGCCCGAACAGCAAGCCCCGCTCGATCTCGTTGCCCCAGCACGTCCACCCCTCGGAGGGCGTGCGGGCGAACATCTCAAGGTAGGGACCGGGGGAGGCGCGGCGGATGAAGTCGCGCACCACGAACGGCTTCTCCGAATGCCTCGAACGGTCGCATTCGAGCCAGGACCGCAAGCCCCGGTCGTTGAACCGCTTGGCATCGCCCCGAATGGCCGTCAGGAGAAACTCGTGGCTGTTGCGCCAATAGTTGCCGATGCCGAACTGGGGCTTCACCCACACGAAGGACGAGCGAAACTCAAAGCCCCACGCGGCGAAGATGCGGGGGCACTCGAACAGGAAGGCGTTCGTTGTCCACAGGTGAAGGTGGGCATCCTTCGCGGCGAGGTCGCGCACCGGCAGGGCGCACAACTCCTCGACCGTGAGGCCGTCATAATGGTTGCCCTGCGCGGCGCGGGTGGATTGGTTGTCATAGACCCACGGCGGGTCCGCATAGACGGCCCCGAACCGCGCTCCCGATGCCACGAGGGCAGCGAGGTCGGACGTGGCGCAGGTATCGTGCTTGCCGCCGACGCGGTTGCGCTCCTGACGCGCGAGGGCCTTCACGTCGCGGGTGGACAACTTCTCGGCGGCCGCGCGGGCCAGCACCTCGGCGCGGTCGGGCGCCGGGAGGGCGGCAGCGGCGGCGTGGTGGGACCAGGACAGAGCTTCCGAGCGCTCGGAAGCTTGGAAGGCGCCCGCCACCCACTTCGCATCCTGCAACGTCGAGCGGCTGTAGCCCGTCGCCTCGACCGCCTGCGTGTAGGTCTCGCCCCAGCGCCGTTCCCCGAAGCGCAGCCAGTCGCCTATCCACCACATGACCGAGCGCTCCATCTGTTGAAGCGCCCGGCCGATGCCGGCCCACTGGTCGAAGTCGGTATCCTCGGGGATGTGCAGCGCCACGCTGTCCCACGCCAGCGACGGAAGAACCTCGCCGGACGTGGCGTCGATGAGAACGGGCGCGTTCATGCCGCCTCCTCGGGCGCCCCTTGAAGGGGGGCGGGGGCGGGGGCATCTGAGGGGGCGTGCGAGACTTCCCACCCCGCCTCGGCCCGCAAGGCTTGGAGCCTGTTCCACACCGCTTCTGCCGTTTCCGGCCACATTCGCTTGCCCGCGGCGAGGCGCGCGTGAAAGCCGCCGCCCTGGCCGACCATCCGGCCCAGGGTGGTGAAGGCCAGGCCGAGATCGGTCGCCGTGCGCTCGAATTCGACCCGCAGATGTTCGAGGGGGATGCTCATGACCCCGGAGCTTAGTGTGATGCATCGCACATGGCAAGGGGATGCTTCGCACATGAGCCGCGTGACCGATCACGCTACGCTCTGGCTCGTGGAGATAGATGAGACATTCCGCCGCAACCTTCGCGCCGCGCGCGAGGCCCGCGGCTTGAACCCCGATCAGCTTGCCAAGCTGGCGGGCCTCAACCGTCGCGCCGTCCGGGACATAGAGGAGCATCGCTCGCTCAGTCCCAAGCTCTCGACGGCCTTCGCGCTAGCCGAGGCGCTGGGCATGGACCCCGGCGAGCTTCTCGGGCTTGGGCGCCGCCCCCGGCTCAAGGCCGAGGTGGTCGCGTTTCTTGAGCAATACGACGAAGCCGATCAAGCGCGCTTTCTAGCCGCTCTTGAGGCGTTCCGGGGCCTGCCGACCTGATCGCCAGGACGGCGACGGCCACCTGAGTCGGGCTTAGCTGCTCAACCTCGCGCATGACCGGACGCTAGCACCCTCGGCGTGAGGGGGCGAGTGAGAATTTTCCCAAATGTTCCGCTGGCCGCTCTTGACAGGCCGTGAGAAGTATCACACTATCCTCTCGCCCAGCCCCGCTCCTGGGGCCTTCGGAGGACCCCCGCGATGACCCGCTCTGCCGCCTACCTGATCGAGGGCATCACGGACGCGGTATCCACCTGCGACTGCTGCGGCCGCACGGGCCTGCGGCGGGTGGTGGCGCTGCGCGATGCCGAGACGGGCGAGGTCGCCATGTTCGGGACGACCTGCGCGGCGCGCGCGCTCGGCATGGCCCGCAGCAAGGGCGAGATGGTCGCGCTCCTGGCCAAGGCCGCCAGCCGCGCCGAAGCCGTCGTGCGCCGGGTCGAGGGCCTCATGGAGGCGGGTGTGGTGCCCGCGCGCGTGGTCGAGACGATCAGCCGCGACTCGGCGCTGCTGCGCGCGACCCTGACCGACGGGGTTCCGGCGGATATCCGCTACCGGGCGGCCGAGGACCGGGAGGCTTTCGTGATCGGCTACCTCGGCGGCAAGCGGGAGGTCCCGGCGACGCTCGGCTACTTCCGCCGCTGCGTTGCCGCCCGCGCGGCGCGGGCCGCCTGATGCGCCCCCTTCTCCTCGACTGCCTCGGCCTCGTCGCGCTCGGCGTGGCGACGCTGTGGCCGCTGTTCATCCCCTGACCATGGAGGCTCTGATGACGCCCAGCCCTGCCCCTGCGCCCCTGCCGCCGCCCGCGATGGGCGAGGCCGACTTCTACTCGGCGCGGGGGCTGCCCCCGGTGCGCGCCCGCGACATGATCCTCGCCGGGTGCGAGGCGCTGGCGCGGCTGCGCGACCGCTCCGGCCCGCGCCCGACGCTGCCCCCTCCCCTTCCCTCCCGCTGAGGAGCCGCGTGATGACCCCGCTGGAGCGCCTCTCCCCCCGCCGCCCGCCGAACAACCGCCACCGCGCGGGCACGCTGGCGCCGCCCGCGCCCGCCCCGCACGGCTGGGTGGCCGAGGCGATGGCCGATCTGATCCGCGACATGCACGCCGCCGCCGCGCTGGCCCGGCCCGACCCGCGGCTGAGCAAGCCGCTGCCGAGGGAGGGCGAGTGATGGCCGCGAGCAAGAAAATCCCGGCGTCCGAATACCGCCGCTGCGCCGAGGCGGGCATGAGCCAAGCTGAGGCCGCGCGCGCGCTCGGCGTCAGCATCAGTTCGGTCTGGCACGCGGCTGCCGCGCTCGGCCTGCGCTTCCGCGATGGCAGGGGGCGCCTCACGAGGCAGCCCAAGCCGGTAGGCGCCGCGCCGGAACCCATGCTGGCGCAGGCGCGCGAGGGCTTGGCTTTCTGGCGCGGCCAGGAGGCCGAGGCGAGGCGCCAGTGCGAGCGGTTCGAGAGGATCGAACGGGCTCTGGCTTTCCTCGACGGGGAGGGCGAGTGATGGCCGAGCCCATCGAGATCGAGACCGTCATCGAAGGCACCGACCCGCCGGTCACGCTCACCTGGGCGGCGGAGATGGAGTGGTGCGCGGCCGACCTCGGCCGTCCCGGCGGCGGCTGGTATGTCGCGGACGGCCCGCGCTTCCGGCGCGGCTGGGTCGGCTGCCTGCCGCTGCACGACGAGCCCGATGCGATCCTTGTCCTGTCGCTGCGCGACTGGCGCACCGTGGCCGCGCGGATCGCCGAAGGGCGTGCGCGGCTGGCGGAGAGCGCGGCGGCTGCGGTCGCGCTCGCGGTGGATCGGGCCGACGACTGGGGCACGCCCGAGGACCTCGCCGCCGCGGCCCGCTGCGACGCGCGGGCGGACGAGGAGTGGCTGGGATGAGCGATCTGGCATGGCATTTCACCGGGGCGCGGCTGCGCGACGGCCGCCCGCTCCCCGCGATAGGCGAGACCCTCGTCCACAAGGGGCCGGTCGTGTGGTGCAAGAGCGGCCTCTACGCCGCCCGCACGGCTTGGCAGGCTTTCTACTACTGTCCCGACGCGGACCCGGCCGCGCCGATTTGGCTTCACCGGGTCCACGTTGGGCGCATCGTCCGGGAGGAACCCGGCGACAAGCTCGTCTGCCGCGAGCGGACGATCCTCGCCAGCCGCGAGATGACGTTCACGTTTCGCCGTTTCGCAGCGGACCAAGCCCTCGGCGTGGCGCATCTGTGGGATATGCCCACGGTCGTCAGGGACTATCTGACGACGCTAGACGACGCAAAGGGGGCGGCTGCCAGGGAGGCTGTATGGGCGTCTGCCGAGGCTGCCTGGGCGGCTGCCGCGGCGGCTGCCGCGGCGGCTTCCAGGGCGGCTTCCAGGGCGGCTGCCAGGGAGGCTTCCAGGGAGGCTTCCAGGGAGGCTGCCTGGGAGGCTGCCAGGGAGGCTGCCAGGGAGGCTGTATGGGCGTCTGCCGAGGCTGCCAGGGCGGCTGTCGGGGCCTCCAGGATGGCTGCTGAGAACGATTTCAACGCCCGCGTCGAGGCGCTGTTCAGAGAGCCCGCATGAGCCTCACGTTCAGCAACCCGCCCTGCTCGGCCTACGGCGCCGAGCCTTGGAGCGTGGAGGAGGTGGACGCGCATCCCGACCGCGACCGCCTCTGGGCCACCATCGTCCGGGTCCGCGACGAGATGCGCGAAGAAGTCGATGGCGCCGAGGAGGAGCTCGCCGCCGTCTACGACGAGGTGTCCATGGCTCACGCGGTGGCCGTCGTCATCCTGGGGCTGCTGGAAGGCCCGGCCGGCGAGGGGCTCACGGAGTACGAGCGCCAGGAGGAGATCCTGCGCCTGCTCAAAGCCCACGTCGCAGACCTCTCTTATCTGAGGCCCACGCCATGACCCCCCATCACCGGGGGCACGTCGCCCCCACCCCCGCCGGGGCCGAGGAGGCGCAGCACGCCCCGGCGGGGGTCGCCCGCGCGCTCGCCAGCATCGCCTCTGCCGACGTGCAGGCCGACTGGCGCGCGCATCTGGCCGAGCGGCTGCCGCCGCGCCGCGGGTTCTTCACTCTCGGCCTCGTGGCTCCGCGCTTTCCCGAGAACGTCGGCGCGGTTCTTCGCGCGGCCCATTGCTACGGGGCGGCGGCGGTTGCCATCGAGGGGAGCCGTCACTTGGGCGACCTGGTGCGCCATGCCACGAACACGCCCAAGGCGCATCTGCACATGCCGGTTTGGCGGGTCGCCAGCCTTCTCGACACGATCCCCTTCGACACGCAACTCGTGGCCGTCGATCTAGTGGACGGCGCGCGCCCCCTGCCCAGCTTCGTCCATCCGGAGCGCGCCTTTTACGTCTTCGGCCCGGAAAATGGGACGCTGGGCGCCCGCATCCTCGACCGCGCGGTGCATCGCGTGATGGTGCCGACCCGCGAGTGCATGAACCTCGCCGCGTGCGTCAACGTGGTCCTTTACGACCGTATGGCGAAGCGCGGCCAGACAGGGGCGGCGCCATGACGCGCCGCCTTTCCCCCGAGACGCTCGATCGCATCGTTCGCATCGATGGCATCGCGCCGTTCTACCACGGCTGGCGTTCCTGGCCGGGGACCGCGCCCAACGCAGAGGGGGCCGCGATCCAGCGCCTGCTGACGCCCAGCCCGCGCGAGGTGCGCGTCGTGCTCCCCTTCGGCCTCGCCAAGCGCGCCCGCCGTCTCCTCGGGCGCCGCGTGGTCCGCACCCAGGCCGGGCCGACCCACGCCCGGCTGTTCACCCGCCTGTTCGAGGATCGCCATGAAGGATGACCGCCACCCCTGCGACCGGGGCGTGCCGCACCTCCACCCGGTGGACGTGCGCCGCCTGATGGAGCGGCTGGCGGCCGAGGAGGAGGCCGACGGCCGCTTCGCGCGCCCGTGGCTGCCGCTCGACGGCGACGACGCCGAGTGGTCCGGCCTCGGCCGCAGCCCGCGCCTGCCGCCGGGCGGGGCGCTCCTCGCCGTGGCGCTCGTCCTCCTCGCCGCCTCCGCCGCGCTGCTCGGCCTCGCGCTTCTCGATGCCCTGCTCGCCGCGGTGGCGCGGGCGGCCGAGGCGAGGGGGCCGTGGTGATGACCGACCCCGAACAACAGGAGCAAGGCCCCATGACCGCTCTCGCCCGGCACGAGCCGCCGCCCGACCCTGCGGAGATCAGGCCCGCCGATCCGATGGTGGCGATGATCGAGCGGCTGGTGCTCGACCCCAATGCCGACCTCGCCAAGCTCGAAAAGATGCTGGAGATGCGCGAGCGGATGGGGGCACAGGCCGCCCGCCGCGCCTTCGATCAAGCCATCGCCGCCGCCAAGGGCCAGATCGGCCCCATCCGCAAGAACCGTCAGGTCCGCTACACCAACGACAAGGGCAAGGTCACGGACTACCGCCATGAGACGCTGGCGGAGGTGGAGCGCACCGTCGCGCCCGCCCTCGCCGCCCACGGCCTGCACTACCGCTTCCGGGTGGAGCAGGACATGGACCGGGGCGGGCTCATCTCGGTCACCTGCGTCCTCGCCCACCGGGACGGGCACTGCGAGGAGACGACCCTGAAGGGGTCGCGCGACGACGGGCCGGGCCGGAACAACTTCCAGGCCGTCGCCTCCGCCGTCACCTACTTCAAACGCTACTCCCTCATGGCGATCCTGGGGCTGTCGTCGGAGGTGGACGCGGAGGACGACGACGGCCGCGGCGGCGGGGGCGTGACCGAGGACACCCTCACCGAGGGGCAATTCCGCGAGTTGCGCGACCTGATCGAGCGGTCGGGCACGGACGAGGCCAAGTTCCTCGCCTACCTCAAGGTCGAGGCATTGCCCGACCTGCCCGCGGCGCGCTTCGCGGAGGCGAAGGCCGCGCTCGCACGCAAGCTCGGGGGCGCCCGATGACCGGCGCCCCGCAGGGATCGGCGGCGTGGCTCGCCGCGCGCCGGGGCCGGGTGACGGCCTCGCGCCTGGGCGACCTCATGGCCGCGGGCAGGGACGGCAAGCCCGCCGCGAGCCGCCGCGCCTACCTTCTCGACCTCGTGGTGGAGCGGCTGACCGGCGCGGCCGTCGAGCGGTATGTCAGCGCGGCGATGCAGCACGGCATCGACCACGAGGGCGAGGCGCGGACCGCCTACGAATGGATGACGGACCTCGCGGTGGAGCCGGTGGGCTTCGTCCCGCATCCCGCGATCCCCGCCTTCGGCGCCTCGCCGGACGGGCTGGTGGGCGAGGATGGGCTGATCGAGATCAAGTGCCCGACGACGGCCACGCATCTGGGCACCCTCCTCGGCGAGCCCATCGACCGCCGTTACGTGCTCCAGATGCACGGCCAGATGGCCTGCACGGGGCGGGCCTGGTGCGACTTCGTGAGCTTCGACCCGCGGCTGCCGTCGCCCTATGACGTGCGCATCCTGCGGGTGGTCCGCGACGAGGCGCTGGTGGCCGAGATCGAGGCCGCCGTGAGGGCCTTCGCGGACGAGATGGAGGCGACCCTGGCGCGCCTCGCGCAGGCGTGCGGCGTCGGCCCCGAGGCGCCCATGCCCCCGCTGCCGGGGGGCATCGCCGAGGCGGCCGCCTTCCTGGGGGCAGGCTGATGAGCCGCCCCTTCCCCCTCTCCGCCCTCGCCGCCGAGGCCAGGCGCGAGGTGTCGCAGCGCCGCCATGTCTATCCGCGCCTCGTCGCGGCCGGGCGGATGCCCCAGGCCGAGGCGGACCTGCGCATCGCGCGCATGGAGGCGATCCGCGACCTGCTCGCCCGCATGGCCGACGGCGAGGAGCCGGACCTGTTCAGATGACCCTGCACCCCATCCCCGGCCGCGCCCTCGCCGCCCTCGACGGGGGCAGGGCATGACCGCTGACCCCACAGGAGCCCCCATGACCGACGACAACCCCCTGCGCCCCGACGCCCCCGCCTATCTCGCCCTCGCCTCGACCATCTCGGCGGTGTTCTTGGTCTACGTGGCCGTCCAGATCAGCGAACTCGACCCCATCTCCTGCGCCGTGGGGGACGCCACGATCTCCGGCGCGACGGGGGCCGCTTCCTGGGCCCCCGAACGACTCGGGAACGGCGACACCGCCCCCTGAACGACCCTCACCCGACAAGGACTCATCATGCTCGCCTTCGTCTCCCACCTGACCCGCCAGATCGCCGTCTCGCGCGCCCTCTTCGGCCCGGGCGCCCGCACCAAGGCCGTGCTCGACCACATCCGCAAGGAGATCGAGGAGGTCGAGGCCGCCCGCTCCGAGTCCAAGGTGGACGAGGAGTTCTCGCCCCGGGCGGAGGAATGGGTCGATCTCGTGATCCTCTCCGTGGACGGCCTGACGCGGCAACTCTGGGACGAGTTCCCGGACGCCGACGCCGACGTGATCGCCGAGATGGCCGTCGAGATGATCGCCGGGAAGCAGGGCCGCAACGAGAAGCGGTCGTGGCCCGACTGGCGAAAGGCCGACCCGGACAAGGCCATCGAGCACGACCGCTCGGAGGAGTGACCGTGCGGCTGCGTCGCGTCCTCATCAAGCGCCGGGCGATGGTCTCGCCGGAGGTCTGGCGGCTGACCCACGACGCCATCATGGCCTGCGCCACCCAGGAGCCCACCCCATGACCCGCCCGACCGACGCGGAGGTGGAGACGCTGGCGCGGGTCTGGTGCGCGGTGCGGGGGTTCGACCCCGATGCCATCCTGCCGAACGGCAAGGTCCGCTGGCGCTACAAGGCGCGGCGGATGCGCGAGTTGCTCACCGGCGAGGGGAATAGCGTCCGGCCGGACGAAGACCGCGCCCTCGCCCGCCTGCACGCCGCCCCCGGCGACGGGTCGCGCGAGGCGGACGCCCCCTGATGGCAGCGGCGCGGCCCAGCCAGGCGGCGGTGGAGCGGGCGATCCGCGCCGCGGCCAAGCACGGGCTGCGGCCCCGCGCCATGGACCTGCTGCCGGGCGGGGGCGTGAGGCTGCTGTTCGACGAGCCCGAACCTGTGCCATCCTCGCCCGCGGGCGGCGAGGAAGGGCACAACTCGTGCGACGAGGCGTTCGGCTCCTGATGCTGGCGCGGGTTCATCGGGTCCGGCGGGGCGGCAGGCTCTACCGCTACCACCGCGTCACCCGCGCGCCCCTGCCGGACCTACCCGAGGATGACCCCCGGTTCATCGCCGCCTGGCTGGCCGAGGAGGCCAAGGGCGCCCCCAGAAGCGCCGCGGCGCCACCGCCGGGGAGCCTGTCGCGCGCGATCGACGACTATCTCGGGTCAGGCGACCTGCGCGGCGTGAGCGCCAGTTACCGCGCCATGGTGCGCCGCCACCTGCTCGCGGTGGAGGCCAAGGCCGGGGCCGGAGCTATGCTGCGCGATCTCGAGCCCCGGCACGTCCGGGCCGACGTGGCTGCCCTGACGGGGGCGGCGGCGCTGCATCGTCACAAGGCCTGGCGCCGGTTCCTGCCGTGGTGCGAGCGGCGCGGGTTCATCGCGGCCGACCCCTCGGCGGCGCTCGGCCGGCCGAGGCTGCCCGCCAGCGCCGGGCACGCGCCCTGGTCGCCCGAGGACGTGGCGGCGTTCCGCGCGCGCTGGCCGGTGGGCACGGCGCCACGGGCGGCCATGGAGCTGCTGCACTGGACCGCGGCGCGCACCGCCGACGCGGTGGGCTTGACGCGGGGGATGGTGCGCGGCGGGCTGCTCACCTACCGGCAGACCAAGACCGGGGGGGAGGCGCACGTGCCCTGGGACGGGCCGCTTCCGGCCGTCGCCCGGCGCATGGCCGCGGACCGCGCCCTGATGCATGAGGCGCTGGCGGCGCTGCCGGCCCGGGGGCTGCTGATCCTGCCCACCGGGGGGGGCGGGCGGCGCAGCGCGAAGGGGTTGCAGAACACGGTCAACGACGCGGCGCGGGAGGCCGGGCTGACGGCACGGACGGCGCACGGGCTGCGCAAGGCGCGGCTGATCGCGCTGGCCGAGGCGGGGGCGAGCGCCCACCAGATCGCGGCGTGGGGCGGCCACGAGTCCCTCAAGGAGGTGGAGCACTACACCCGCGCGGCCGACCGCCGCCGCGCCCTGGGCGTAAATCCGGCCTGTAAAACGCGCAACAAACCATTATAGAACAAAGCTTTATGGGACAGATGGCGGTCCCGGCAGGAGCCCCACGTCTTTGATGCGGTTGGCCTATCCCGGTAAACGCGCGCGATGGGGCGCATGTCGTATCAATGGGTTGCGATGTAGAATGTAAACAGTCGGCGTCGGTTGACCTTCCCACAGTGTGGGAACGCTGATACTATCCCGCCGATAGACAGGGGGCCGAGATGGTTCAACGAAGCAAAGGGGCCGGGGCTCCGTGCCAACTCTACCGGCACTATGCAGAGGATGGGCAATTGCTCTATGTCGGCGTGTCCCTGAGCGCGTTGGCGAGGTTGTCGCAGCATGGGACCAAGCCGTGGGCGGCAGAGATAGTGAAGGTAACAGTCGAGACGCTACCCTCACGCCTTGCCGCAGAAGCCGCGGAACTTCAGGCGATCCGCGAAGAGACCCCCATCTACAACGTGGCCGGGAAGCCGACGGCCGAGAGACCATCTAGAACGGCGCGTCCGGTGAAAGCGCGCAACAAGCTCAATGCGCTTCAAGTCAGGAATGCGGGTCCGGGGAGTCTGCACGACGGCGCTGGCCTGATGCTCCTCAAAGCCGCAAGAGATCGGGGGAGTTGGGTATTCCGTTTCCAGAAGGACAAGCGCCGACGCGATATGGGGTTGGGCCGGTGGCCCGCCGTTTCCCTATCTGATGCTCGGCTCGCCCGGGACTTCTGGGAGCGGATGCTGCACCTGGGCATTGATCCCATCGACGCGCGGGAGGCCGGTCGAACGGCCGGTAAGGCATGACGCTCGGACCTGCTCGACCGGCGACACGCGGCGATGCAGGCATGGGCGGCGTGGGTCACGGGCGGCGGCACGTAGGCCCCGCCGCAAGGGAGGGCGGCGCGAGAAATGTCGCGCGGCCATCTTGACGACACGCCCATTTGAGCGTATATGTATCTCACGGGCGGCGATCATGCCCCCGAGCACCGCGCACGCAGGAGCACCGAGATGACCACCACCCGCCGGTTCGTAACGACCAAGGGCGCCGCCGACCGCATCGCCGCCGAGTTCGGAGGGTTTTTCGACGGCCGTCGCTTGGTGCGCGAGAGCGACACCACGTTCGCGCTGACCGGCTCGCACGCGACGCACCGCAAGTTCGAGGAGGCATTGGCCCGGTTGGCCCCGCGCGCCCCGACCGCAACCCCGGCGCCGCTTGCCGAAGCGCCCACTCCCCGGCAGATCGCGTTCCTGTCGGTCCTGATCGCGCGCGACCCCGGCGCGGCGATGACGGTGGGCGCCAGCCCGGACGGGGCGCGCGTCGCCTCCGGCCTGTCCCGCGCGCAGGTGTCGCGCATGATCGACATGCTGCGTGCGGGGGTCTGACCCCTGCCGTCCGCGATCATCCCCCCATCCTAGCCGGAGACCAGACCATGCCTATCACCACCGAGGATTTCGTGCGCGACTGCACGATGCTGGCGGCGCGCGCGCTGGCGATGGAGCCGCAGCGCGTGGATGCGGCGGCGATCCTGACCGGGCTCGCGCGCACCGCCACCATCAGCGGCCATGCCCACCCGCCCGTGCATCACTACCGGGGGCTGATTGTGGAGGCGCTGTGGCAGATGTTCGGCGCCCCCTATGACCTCGCCAATACGAGCCACCGCCATCAGGAGGAGGCCGTGGCCGCCTGGGCCTGGGCGATGGACCTGGGCGCGGGCGTCTGGCCCAACCGGCTCGGGTTGGCGCCGACGCTGCGGACGGCGGTCCAGATCATGCGCAACGGCGGCGAGGGCTGGCGCGCCCGGATGCGCGGCGCGCTCCGGGCCGGCAACGCCCGGCGGTTGGGCCTCGCCGGATGACCGACTGGAACCTCCTGTTCACGCGCATCCGCATGTCCCACCGGATGACCCACCTCGACGTGGTGGAGTGCTGCCGCTTGGGCGGGCTCGCGGTCACTCGCTCGCGCGCCGAGGGCTGGGGGCGGCGCGACGAGCGGCGGCATCAGCGGATGCGCGAGGCCGACTTCGCCGCCTTCACGGCCGGGCTCGTGGACTGGTCGCGCGCGGCCTACGCGGAGGGGGGCGGCGATGGTGAGTGATCCACCTCCGGCCGAGCTGCGGGCCGCGCGCGCCGCGCTCGGGCTGACGCAGGCGCAGATGGCGCGGATGCTCGACGTGACGCCGCGGGTCTATCAGGCGTGGGAGGCCCCCAGCGGCACCACCGCCCGTCCCCCTGCCGTCCGCGTGGGCCGCCTGGTGCGGGCCTACCTCGACGGCCACCGCCCCCAGGACTGGCCGCAGCGGGAATGAGCCCCGCCCGCGCGCGCAACGGCCCTCGGCAGGCCCCTTCCCGCCCCGCCGCCCTTCCGCGCGTCCGCGGCCCTCCCAGGGCCGAGTTCGCCGCGCCGCAGCACTCAGGCAGGGTCGCCCTCCGGCTCCTCCTCATAGGCGATCCCGGCGGCGACGATGCAGGCCCGGAGGTCCGCGGGCGTGGTGACGGTGACGGTCCATGTCCCCGCGTCCGACGCCCAGCCCTCGACCATTTGCCCCGCGCGGTCCAGCGCGACCCACTCGCGCGTCTCGCCCCACCGCTCGGCCAGCAGCGCGGCCATGTCGGCGTGCGGCGCGCAAGCGGTCTGCGCGGCGGCGGGGGAGGCTAGCAGCGCGAGGGCGAGGATCAGGCGGGCCATGGGCGTTGCCGGAAGCTCAGGCGGAAGTTCGGTGCCCTCCGCTCGATCC